CTCCGGGTCTGGCGACGTATGCTTTGCCTACAGACACAATTGATTTGTTAGAGCAGGTTATCCGTACAGGCCAGAACTCAGCATCCACACAGGCTGACTTAACAATCACCCGTATTAGTGTTTCTACCTATGCGACCATTCCAAACAAACTCCAACAAGCCCGTCCAATCCAAGTCTGGGTTCAGCGTTTGTCTGGAGAAGTTAACCCAACGGCTGCGATTTTGGATGGAGCCATCACCTCCACGGCAACCACGATCACGCTTAACACGGTGGTTGGGTTAGCTGGATCAGGATTTATTCGTTTAAACAGCGAAGACATCTATTACACCTACATATCAGGGAATACCCTAAGCGGTGTATTCCGTGGGCAGAACAACACAACTGCTGCTGCACAAGCGGATGGCACGGCTGTCTTTGTTCCTCAGCTTCCTGCGGTTACTGTCTGGCCTACGCCTGATAACAGCACGCCCTACCAGTTTGTTTACTGGAGACTGCGCCGGGTTCAAGATTCTGGCGCTGGTGTAGAAACAGCCGACATGAACTTCCGCTTCCTGCCCTGCCTTGTGGCTGGGTTGGCGTACCACATTGCGATGAAAGTGCCTGAGTTAATGCCTCGCCTTGAGATGCTCAAAGCTGCATACAACGAGCAGTTTGATCTGGCAGCCGGTGAAGACAGGGAGAAGGCCGCAATTCGGTTTGTGCCCCGTCAGATGTTCATTGGTGGGAGTATGTAATGGGTAACCGATTTGCATCCGGCAAGATAGCGATTGCTGAGTGTGATCGGTGCGGCCAACAGTACCAGTTAAAGAAGCTTAAGACTGAAGTCATTAAGCAGCGCCAGTATCAGTTGCTGGTGTGCCCAGAGTGCTGGGATCCAGACCAACCGCAGTTAATGCTTGGTACGTTCCCAGTGGATGATCCGCAAGCTCTACGCAACCCGCGTAGGGATACAACGTATGTGACCTCCGGTGTAAACGTTAATGGGTTTGTGTCCGGTGGTTCACGAGACATTCAGTGGGGCTGGCAGCCTGTTGGGGGCGCTAGTAATTTTGATGCGGGATTGACACCAAACTACTTGGTGGCAACCACATTTGTTGGTACAGTAACAGTATCTTAAGGAGTTTAAACATGGCTTACACACGATCAGCAGACGGGATTGCTAAAAAAGGCAAAACTGAAGGTAAAAATTTGGGTAATAGCGGCCCCACATCTAAAGAAATGATGGGCGGCAAAAAGACTGCGGGCGTTACTGGCATGGAAATGCGTAAAGTTGGCCGTAACATGGCTCGTGCAAACAATCAAAAGCGAGGCTAAGAATGGCTACATTTAGCAAAAAAATGATGGGCAAAGAAGTTGGCGATGCCAAAGTCTATGCCAAACCGCACACCATGACAGGTAAAGCTGTTGGTATTTCTAGCAGCCCCGGCAAAGAGCCAAATAAAAGCAAGATGGATACGCTTGACATGAGCGTTGGTGCTTTTAGCAAATCGGCTGGCAATGAAGAAGCTAAGACTAGCGGCATTAAAATCCGTGGTACTGGTGCAGCTACCAAAGGTTTGATGGCCCGTGGCCCAATGGCTTAAGGTTTAAACGATGGCAATGACATACGCCCAACTCGTGGCTGCGGTAGTTGACTACACGCAGAACACGTTTGACACGACCACGATCAATACAATGATCAAGCAGGCGGAGCAACGCATCTATAACACGGTGCAGATTGCTAACTTGCGTAAGAACGTGACGGGTGTATTGTCAAGCGGGAATAAGTACTTGGCTTGTCCAGAAGACTTCCTGTCGGTATACAGCCTTGCCATATACCCTTACAACTCCACAACAGCCACCGGCACATCTGGTGCTAAGAGCATTGTGGTAACCAGTACAACTGGCGTGGCGGTCGGCCAGCAAGTCACAGGCACAAACATTGGCACTAATGCAATAGTCAGGGCCATCAGCGGAACCACTGTGTATTTGACGGTAGCCAACAGCGGAACAGTCAATACTACGGTCATCTTTCAAGGCGACTATCTGTATCTGCTTAACAAGGACGTAAACTTTGTGCGTGAAGCATATCCGTTAAGCTCCGTGGTATCTGAGCCTAAGCACTATGCTATCTTTGGCCCGCAGTCAGCTAACGTAAATGAACTGTCGTTCATCCTTGGCCCTACGCCTAATGCCAACTACTACGCAGAACTGCACTACTATTACTATCCAGAGTCCATCTGCACCACATCAACCACATGGCTGGGTGATAATTTTGACTCTGCATTGCTGTATGGAACGTTGTGTGAAGCTGGTGTTTATATGAAGAGCGCACCGGATGATGGCATGTACAAGACGTACCAAGAACGGTACGTTCAAGCTATTGCGCTTCTCAAGAACTTGGGTGACGGCAAACAACGTGCTGACGCTTACCGTGATGGTCAGATTAGGGTTCCTGTGGCATGAGTTACATCTTACAAACCCAAACCACTAGCTTTAAAAAAGAGCTATACACGGCAGTCCACAACCTATCTACAGATACGTTAAAGATTGCCCTGTACACGGCCAATGCTGATTTAAACGAAGCAACCACTGTTTACACGACCACCGCAGAGGTGGCGGGCACAGGCTACGTTGCAGGCGGGGTGGCCTTGACTGGCGTAACTATTAGTTCGTCTGGGTCTACAGCCTATGTAGACTTTTCTGATGTAGTGTTTAACGCATCGGTTACGGCTCGTTGTGCTTTGATCTACAACGTCACGCAGGGTAATAAATCTATTGCCGTGTTGGACTTTGGATCTGACAAAACTTCTACCAATTTCACCATCACAATGCCTGCTAACACAGCAACGGCAGCATTGATTCGTTCTTCTAACTAAGGAGTCACCATGACTATCGACAAAATGACCGCCACCGACATGGTGCAAGCCACAACTAAATACAACACAATGCCTGAAGACACGATGGCTATCCACGGTACATACCACGCTGTTTGCTACAGCGTAAATGGTTTTATCAAGTGGGCCGATGACATTGAGAACCTTGTCACCACAGTAGGCAAGAACTTTACGCTAGACACCACGCTGGGTAACACCGCTGGCGGCGCAGTTGTGATGGGTCTTAAAGGTACAGGTACGGCAGTTGTAGCTGATACACAAGCTTCTCACGCCACATGGTTAGAGGTTGGTTTGGCTAACGCTCCTACGTATTCAGGCAACCGCCCTACGCCATCATTCAGCGCAGCCTCTTCTGGTAGCAAAACAACATCTTCTGCGGTGTCGTTCTCTATCACCAGCACTGGTACTGTTGCTGGTTGCTTTATTAACATCGGTGGTAGCGCAACTAAAGACTCAACGACTGGCACATTGTTCTCTGCTGGAGACTTTTCTAGTTCTAAGTCTGTTGTGTCTGGCGACACCATCGCTGTAACTTACACTGCTACATTGACCTAAAATGGCTGGAGCCGCTTGGGGTGATAATGCTTGGGGCGACTTAGGTTGGGGTGGAGTTACCACCTACGATGTAAGCGTTACTGAATATTTGACCCCAGCTACGGCTTGGGGGGCTGACACTTGGGGAGCTAATCCTTGGGGTGGCACAGTACCCATGTATGATACGCAGACTGTTGCGTTTACGGCTAATGCGTCAGTCACGGAAACAGCAGGAATAACTGATGACCAGACTGCAACTACGGCATTTAATGGGGCGGTAACTGAAACTGCGGCTATATCTGAAACCAATTCGGCTACAACGGCATACACAAGCACCGTCACGGACAGTCTCGCCACTTCTACTACAGAGTCTGCTACAGCCAATTTCCCAGCATCAATTACAGAAACTGCGGCTACTTCAACCACAGAAAGCGTAGCGGCTACGTTTGCCAAGTCAATTACCGAAACTGCGGCGACTTCTACAACTGAGTCTGTTGCGGCTACGTTTGCGCGTACCGTGGTAGAAGCCATCTTAATTCAAGACAACATAACAGCTACTACGGCTTACACCACCACAGTTTCAGACTCTGTGGCTACAGATACAGCAGAATCCGCAGCGGTTACTTACACCGCTTCAGTCACGGAAACCAACCCAATTGTCACAGTTGAGCAGGCCGTGGCTACGTTCTTGGGTAGCGTTACTGAATCAATGGCCATCTCAGAGCAGCAGTTGTTCACATGGTTGGCTGATCTTATTGAGACAATGGCTACGTCTGACTCAACAACAGTTGGTACGTATTACCAAGAATTTATTGCAGAGCTTGCGGCTATCGCAGATAATCCACAGGCGGCAACGGCATACAATGTAAGCAGGGCTGAATCAGCGGTTATTACATCCACAGAATCAGGACGAAATTTGTGGGAAGTAATAGATGACACAGAGACTGCAAACTGGCAAAATATCAGCAATCCACAAACACCGGGCTGGGCT